TGACATGATTATTCCTTTATGGCTTAATTGCCAAGAAACGATTGAACTGCCGCTTTAAATTGTGGATCATCTGCAAGACTCGTAAACAACGAACTATATGGATTAACAGATGAGGTTGGCAACAAAGTCCTTGCCGCATTGGTTGCCGCAGTAGTGCTTCTACCACCCAATTCAGCACCAGTTTGCAATGCACCAGCACCCATTGACTCAACAGTGCCAGCAGAAGCTAAAAGCGACTTGAATGGATCATAGGCTCCAGCTTGACCAGCAGTGTACTTGCCAAGGAACTCGCCGCCAGCGCCAAGCAACCCTTTGCCAAACAGAACACTCTCTTGACCTGCTCGTTGTGCCCCTGCCGCCAACTCAGCGTCAGATTGAGCCAATGCGTTGTAATACGCCTCCATCTCAGGAGTGGTTGCACCAAGACCTCTAGCACCACTAGGACGGGCACTGGTTGCACCAACAGACAAACCACCACGCCCTTGCTGGAACAAAGTGTTTTGCAATTGAGACATTTGACGCTCACGGCTTGGAGCCAACAAGTTCTGTTGTCTTGCCATGTAATCAGAGGCAACCTGTTCTGGAGACTGAGCCAGATACTGCTGACCCAAACCAAACAAGCCCTGTGCCGCACCTTGAAGTGGTGCATATTGCTGTTGTGCCCCTTCTGCCTGAGATAGTGCGCCACCAGACAATGCCATCAATCTGTTTTGATAGGCTTGAAGTTCTGGACTAACTGTGTAACCAGCACTTGATAGATTCCCAGATGGGTCAAACCCAAACTTAGATGCTCCAAAGCGAGTGGTTACTCCAACAGGACGAAACCTTGCCGCTTCAGCAGCAATTCGTGCCGCCTCAAGTTGTGCCCTTGCAGAGGTATTTGCCGCATCACGGGAGGCATTGCCACCCATTACACCACCTAAGAGTGATGTTCCCGCCATTACTGCTGGTGCTATCCAAGGCATATTATTCTCCTTCAATCAAAATAGAATCCACTTTAGACGGGTCTTTCTCGTCAGTGGCATGAACACAATACCAAACTACATCAGTGATGGCTTTAACACCATGACTCTCACCAGCTTTTATCTCAATGCAAGCAGGTGCTTCAAAAATCTGAATATCACCTTCTTGAACAACTACAACCTTACCCTTAGAAAGAATCCCAAAATGGGAATAGTTGTGCTTATGCTGAACAAGCAACTGCCCCGCACTTATGTGCGTTTCCTTGGCATATAACCCATCAGAAAAATGGTGAACAATCATGTTTACTCAAAAAGAATGTTGATATTTCCAGCGTCAAAGGTGTCTGTGCCGTTGACTGTGGTGATCCGAATGCGGTCAAGAGTGCTGGAGAGAGTTGACTTACGACCTGCTGTTATATTTGTGTTTACAGTGGTAATATTAGAGGTAGTGGAATTAAATACCCATGTATTAGACGAAATCAAATGCACAAAAGCAGTGCCCGAAGTTGTAGTGGATGCATTATTTGAAATTAGCTCCCAACCCGTTGTACCTCCTGAACCTCCAGATACGCTGACAGAGCCAATAGTTCCATTTGTAGAGGCATATCCAGTTGCGTCAATAGACCCAGCCCCAATTTGAACCAGAAGATAGCTACTGCCATTTGTGCTTACACCATCAAACATTACCGTAATTCTCTTAACCCAACTAGGTATACCAGTAAAGTCAATGCTAGTGCCACTGGTAGACGCAACAGCAGTGGCAGAAGTAAGAACACCAACCCCTGTTGGAGTTCCACCGATTACAGGGCTGGTCAGAGTTTTGTTTGTAAATGTTTCTGATCCTGCAAGTGTTGCCAGAGTTCCAGTTGTGGGTAAAGTGACGTTTGTTGTCCCTGTCAGTGTTCGTGTGTAAGCAAAGTTTCCAGAACCCGTGACAGTCATTGCCGCATTGTTTGCAACCCCTGTACCACCTTGATCTGCACCCAAAGTGCCCGTAGACACCAAACCCTTAGATGCGTCTGTAAATACAGGCTTAGAAGCTGTCAGACTAGAAAGAATTGGTTGGGCAGTTAATGTGGCTATACCTGTAACAGCCAATGTAGGAATTGTTACTGTACCCGTAAAGGTGGGGCTTGCTAAGTCTGCCTTAGTTGCAACAGCAGTTGCAATGTTTGCAAACTCAGTGTTGATCTCAGTGCCCTTAACAACCTTTAAAGGATTGCCAGACGCAAGTGCATCCTTGGTTGCAAAATTCGTTGTTTGTGTGTAATTAGACATTTTTTCCCCTATGCGACCTTGCCATTTTTGGCTTGAATTTCAATCTTTTGAATGGATAACTGACTGCTGTTTATATCCATTTCAACGCCTATTTGAACAATCTTTCCCTTGCTTGATGCAGTTGTTTCTACAGTTGTTAACGCAACTCCAGAAGTGTAATAGGCTAATGTTGTGGCATTTGCACCATACTCAGCAATGCCATATTCGGCGGTTGTTTGGGTTGGTATGTTTACTTGTGCAGAGTAATAATTTCCTGTGAAATCATATCCCCACTTTAATGTCACCAATTGATTAGAACCGCCAACAATAATGACCTTTATCTTCTTCAAGATAGAAGTGACATTCACATCACCCAGGTCAGAATTGTTTGTGTAGTACGCCATCCTATAGCTTGACGCATCATCTAAATATGTACTGTATTTTCCAATGTACCCATTTTTACCAAGCAACAAATCACCATTGCGCCTTGAACAAAAAGACGTTGGCTCAATACTGTCCCAAATGGTTGCCCTTGATGAACCATTTTGCATGATTCCTTTTGTATCAAACGCATAGACAAATTTTGATGATGGAAGATTTAACAAATACAGTGCATTCGTTTCAGAATAGATTGCCTTGATATTTGATACATCTTCACCAGAAACAGCACTCATCAAATCATTACGCACATTTTTAGACAGGTCACGCTCAGGAGATGACTTCTCTTGAATAGTCCTCATCAATGATCTAACGCCACTGTTTGACAGAAAGATAACGTCTGTGCTGGTTGTTTGGACGCTATCCCTGGCAATGCAACCAATACCCTCAACAGTATCGCTAAGAGTCATGGTTGATGGTGAGGTAGCACCAGAATAAATAAGAATCTGACGCTTGCCAAAGATAAACAAGAATCCATTGTGAGCTGCTAGGCCAGTAATCTCATCAGCACCATTTACCCACACATTGTTCACATTCAATGAGCCAGCAGTACCCGTAGACCATACATGGCCTGAGATCAAGTCACTAAAGAAGACAGTTGCATTGTTGGTTGTTGTATTTGCCGCCCACAATCTACCAAAAGCAGATATAACAATGTTTGCATTGGGCACAGTGCCAACATACCCCGTCTTCTCAGATACCCGTCTAAATGTCGTTGCTGAAACAGCAGGATCAAATATCAGAGGGTCATGCCCCGACTGAAAGAAGTATGTAATGCTATTCAGAGATGCAGTTTGCCAAGCATTAGCGGTAATGGTTGGTGCAGTTCCACCACCACCATAAGTGAGTTCAGAAACAGCATTGACGCTATCAAGTTTAAACAGCTTCAAGTTACCAGCAAACAAGACAGTCAAAGTGCCATCTGCTTGCACCAACTCATTGATGACAGTCACATCATTTGCGCCCAAAGCACCACTTGAGGAATTTACCTTGGCGTATCCCTTGCGTGAGCCAATGCGACCATACTGGTCAATGATTGCATTTTGAGCAACTAAGGCAAATCCAAGTGACAAATCAAGAGGCGATTCTTGGGTATTCAACCCTTGAAAGCCTGGGGCTGTCAGAGAATAAGTCTGAAGTGCCTGACTCATATTGGCACAAACTCTTGGTTCTCAGGATAGCGAGTGCCCTCCAAAGCAATGTAATCAGCCAACATAGCCTTGTAGAGTTGGTATGCCTCAGATGAAGACAGACCACCATCTTCACCACGCTCCACCAATGCTCTTGCATAGGCATTCTGAGCCACCAGAGTGTCAGCAACAAGAATAACTGTTGCATCTGATGACAATGTGGCTTGTGGCACTGTCAAAGCAAACTTAATTGTGTATACGCCATCAGGTATTGGATAGAGATTTACTTTGGTGTCGTAGCTTCCATTAACACCATCAAAAGCAAATTCAGTGGGAATTGAATTGACAAGTGGAGTGAAGTTCAGCTTGCGGTTCATGTCCACAAAACTGATGTTTTTAAGACCAACATTGCTTGTGGTATTAATCACATCCATCACTTGAAACTTCTGACCAGCGCCCGTCACTGCATAGGAGGCGGT